CCGGCAAATCCCGATGCTATCATTTCAATTGCGGCAAGGGTTCGTCTGGCAAAAGAATTTTAAACGTAGGTGATTGTGATGTGTTGGCCTTGTGTAACCCCGATAGCAGGTTGGTATTGTGGATGCCGATCCAACAGGTGTGCTTCAAAAGCAGGCGCGTGTCGCCGGATGCATTTACGCGCCGGGCTGAAATGGACACTTGGGATAGAACGATTGAAAAAATTTTGGAGGCGCGGCGATGAATAAAGATCAACTGCGCGAAGAGTTAGCAGCCGATGAGGGCTGTAAGTTTGAAATATATTTAGATCATCTTGGACTGCCAACCTTTGGCATTGGTCACTTGATAGTTGAGGCTGACCCCGAATGCGGTCTGCCGGTCGGCACGCCGGTGTCAGAAGAGCGCGTGCGGCAAGCGTTTAACCTAGATGTCATTGTGACGCTAGAAGATTGCGCCCGAATGTTTGATGATATGGACGGCCTTCCAGAAGAGGCACAATTGGTCATCGCAAACATGATGTTTAATATGGGTTACCCGCGCATGAGCAAATTTAAAAAAATGAAAGCGGCTTGTGATGCGCGTGATTGGAGTGAAATGGCAGACCAGATGGTTGACAGTCGGTGGCATGACCAAGTGCCAAACCGTGCCAAGCGTCTGGTGAAACGTATTAGGGATTTGGCTAATGCTTAATTTATTGATAGGACCAATAGCAAACCTTGCGTCAACTTGGCTGGAAGGCAAGGTCGAAACCAGCAAGGCGGCCGCTGCAACTAAAGTTGCACAAGCAAAGGCCGCCGCAACAATTGCAGAGAAGCAGGCCACCGGCGAAATAGATTGGGATTTAAAAATGGCTGATGCCACAGCCACAAGTTGGAAAGATGAATGGCTTACAATCTTGTTTAGCATACCATTAATATTGGCTTTTTGCGGAGATTGGGGCCGGGCTATTGTGGCTGATGGGTTCGCGGCGCTAGCTGATATGCCGGACTATTATCAATATACGCTTGGCACAATTGTGGCCGCCAGTTTTGGCATGAGATCGGCTAGCAAGTTTTTTGGCAAAAAGTAAGGGCGGCTTATGCCGCCCCGCCCTGTTTTGTTTTTGGTTTTTTTCTGCCAATTAACTTACTAAAGTTTACGTTCTTTGTTCGACAGGCCCGGCCTATTCGATCAACGTCTGGCGTTGCCTCTAAAATTTGAAGGTCTTTTTTGATTTGCTCTTTTGTTGGGACCATTACATTTCACCAACCAATTGAATTGAGCGGTGCTTGCCAAGCGATATCTTAATAACACCAGCCTCTATAAGGCGATCCAATTGTTTCCTGACTGCGCCGCGTGAACGGCCAGCAATCTCCCCTATTTCCTCTTGTGATGGCGTCTGGCCGGTCTGTTGGTGGTATGCAACTATGGCATCATATATGCGCCGTGCAGCGGCGATCTCGCGTGGTCTGGGCATTAGTTCAGTTCCTTTATGGTTAAAGTTTTTTGACGCATGAATGTCTCAGGCTTGGCCGGCACAAGGCGCTCCGGCTGTGCCTTAAAGCGGCGCTCCGGCCAAGTCACCTTAATCATCTGATTGCCGACAGTGCCGATGGCCTCTTTGTGTGACCCCATAATCTGCATGATTGCGGCACTGGCCTCGTCAATGTCCTGCTCAGCCACGGCCTTATTGCGCTTGGCAACGACTAACTGGTTCAGCCAGTCACGCGCCTCTTGGCTGGCAAGTTCTATTGGCGGTGCGCCATCGTCCACCCGGCTGTATGCGGTTGCCGCATCTTCGGCGCTGACTGGCTCATACCAATCCTTGTTTTTGCGGCGTTGCTCAAAGTCATGCACGGCCTGCATGATGCGCGACTGCACCGCCGGATCAGCCTGATAGACAAACAGCCGCAGTTCAGAGCCGCGATAAAGCACGGCAACAACCCCCCACGCATATCCAGAACACATCATCTGTGCCTGCAATTGCAGCACGCCACGGTGTGGCGGTGGCTGATCTTCGGCCATCGCTTGTGTTGTCTTTGCTTCGAGGCAACCAAGGCCAGTGATGTTGACGCGGGATGCGCCGGGCGTATAGATGCCCCTGTTTAGATCCGCGATGATGTCACCCTTGCCACAGCCAACGCCATCAAGTGACGCGGCAAGTGGCAGGTGATCGTGCTTGACCGCCTCATTAAAATCAAGTTCGACATTAGTCAGGCCCAACCGGGCAGCGGCCTCAGTCAGCACAATGGGTTCCAGCCTATCTCCCCAAGCCATTAATTCGTTCTGAGGTATGCGCGTTGGCTCACCGCCCTCATCAATCCTGATCATCTCAGCAAGCAGATCATTCTGCGTTTGATACGGTGACGCATTCAGCAGCACTGCCACACGGCTAGCTGACAGCATCCAATCTGGTGTAAGTTTTCCAACCATTATACAGTCTCCTCTTTTTGGCCCCACGTTGGTGGGGTGTGGTTAGGCCCGTAAAAATCTTCGGGCATACGATTATGCTTTGCGCTGTTTTCTTTCCAAGTTATGACTTGCAAATTCCACGGCACGTTTAGGCCACAAATTACATCGCCTTGTATTGGATAATAATGATCAACAGCGTGTGGCGTTCCTGTCGCCTCACTCAGTTGCATTGACTTTTCATAAAATGGTGCAAGCAAATTTGTATCCAGCCAGTCTGGTGTTGCCTGCCTAATTCTGCGCCTGCGAAGCTGGGTTTTCACATTAGTGTTTTTGCGCCATTCTTCATCAACCCTGCGCCTATGCTTATCTCTTTTGTTTGCCCTTTCCCTGACATCTGGACGGGCCGCATATTCACGCGCTTTGCGTTTCATAAGTTTGTGTAGATCAGGGTTATTCAGCATTTCTTCTTTTTGTTTTTGCCAGCAGTCTTTCCAATAGTTTGGGTTTTCAGAAAGCTTTTCTTCATAATATTTTTTGCGGCGCTCCGCTTCTTTTTCGTAATTTTCATAATAGTAACGAAAAAGGGTTTGTTTTCTTTTGTCAGGATTTCGATCAATATATTCTTTTGATCGCTCTTTGCCACACTCAACACAATGATAGGTTTTGACATAGCGCTCACTTAGATGACCGCGTTTGCAGGGCTTGCCCGTGAAATAACGCGGCAGGCCTTCTTCAATAGCAGATTTCAATGTGATGATTTGCATATCACTGCCCCCCTAGTTTGACCATCAACGCCCACACGTTGTATTCGTCAGTGACGATGTTAGTAAAGCCAGCAATCGCCACAGTCATTAGAAACATTAACCCAAAAAATTCTTTGACCATTTTAGACCTCCACTGCATTGATCAAGTTACGCACGCTGGTTGCGTGCCACGCGCCACCCATAGCGGATGGTATGCCAGCCTCATTAAGCTTGCTGGCTACGGCCCGGAGTGACGCACCAGCGTCACGCAGGGCAGTAATGATTGGCATTGCCTTGCTGGCAACGCGCTGTGTCTTTTCGCGCCGTGCGGCACCTGATGCCAGACCGCCAGCGCGTGGGTTGGGACAGCCAAGCTTGATGCCACGCGCCTTGGCGGCTGCGAGGGCATCCTTAGTGCGCTTGCTGATTTCTTCGCGCTCATGCTGTGCGACAACGGCCCGGACGCCGAACTCTAATGTGCCAGCGTTGGGCATATCAGCGGCAACGATATCGACACCGGCCTTACGCAGTGTCAGCAAAAACGCGGCGTCACGCGACAGGCGGTCAATTTTGGCAATGAGGATGGACGCGCCAGTCTCGCGGCAAAGCGCGAGGGCGGCGTCAAGCTGTGGCCGGGCGTCAACCTTGCCACTCTCAACCTCAGTGAATGAATGGATGATGCCGTCAGCGTATGGCGCAACCAGCGCCTGCTGGGCTTCGAGGCCAAGGCCGGATTGGCCTTGGCGCTTTGTGGACACACGATAGTAAGCAACGTATTTGGTCATATCAATCTCCCTTGTGGGGCGGGGCCGTTAGGCCGCCACCTTTTGTAATTTTTCTAAATGCCGATCTGCGGCCACACGCTCATGCGGCGCAACGTCCAAGCCAAGTCTTTCGCGGTGAAGAACATACATCCAAACATGCGAATCATATTCGGCGGTCACGCCATTAGCTTCCAACTCCTTGCCTGCCATTGCGTAATAGATGGCAACCATCTCAATATAATTTTTTTGAACTTTAGTAAGTTTAGCCATTTGTTAGTCTCCCTGTTTGTAGCCAATAATGATTATATACACCCTATACCAGTGTGGTACAAGGGTGGCTGTCTATTATTTTTAACCAAAACGGCAAAAAACGAATTAAGTTACTGAAAACAAAGCGAAAGAAAATTTCAATGGCACCTACGACACAGGCACATTTCCGGCTTAGAAACACCACAATGGATAAACTGCGGCTGGCATTAGACGCATCAGCGCACAGATCTATGGCTGCGCTGGCCGATGACATTCTGGACAAGGCGCTAGATAAAATGCTTTCAGATGTTCCGGGATTTGACCCGGCTGATGCGCTGCGCGGGATTAAGCGTCATGGTTAATAGTCGTAACAAGGGGGTTCGCGGAGAGATGGAAATCCGCGATATTTATTTGAAGGAACTTGGCCTAAATTTTAAACGTGATATTGAACAGTATAGATCCGCTGATCACGGTGATTTGATTTGCACCGATATGGATTTTCCATTTGTCACTGAGGTAAAGCTTCACGGCAAGGGCTATGGTGTACAGCCAGCGTGGTGGGATCAGGTGTGTGCCGCTGCCGAAGCCGATCACAAATTACCCTTGCTGGTATATCGCTATGATCGCCTGCCGTGGCGTTGGCGCTTCCCGGTGGCTGCAACAGTTGGCCTGATAGGTGAGCCAGCCGGTGACATTGCTGAACAGTATGATTGGAAATACGCAATTGAGTGCGACACGATGACGGCGATGATGATTATCAGGGAGCATTTGGCTGATGCTAGTTAACCTCACTTATTCTGAAATATTGCTTGGCATTCACGTTGCCGGGCAGATGCAGGTGCAAAATTGGATGCAGGGCAGGCAGGCTAGGTATGGCGCTGTTAAAGATTTTGGTGGTGCCTTGGGCATTGCCGCGACTGGTGTGCTTGGTGAAATGGCGGTCGCAAAGGCACTAGATTTGTTTTGGATGGGCAACGTAGGCCAGCACGGCGTGACAGACGTTGGCGGTGATAATGGTGTTGATGTTAGAACCCGGACACAGTTAAATCATAACCTCATTCTGCATCAGGCTGACGATGACAATAAAATATTTGTTGGCGCAATTGTTAATGAGCCAACTGAGGTGCGCCTCATTGGGTGGTGCTATGGCCATGAGGGAAAGCGCCAAGAGCATTGGCAGACGTTTACCGGCAGGCCGTGTTACTTTGTGCCAAATGAAAAATTACACCCTATTAAGGGGCTAAAAGATTTGCTGATTGCAAAGCGCATCAGTGAATAGAGCGGTCCATAAGGGCCAAACATTGTTCTAAAGTTAAGGAGTTAAAAATGGCTTTAGGTTTTACAGAGACTAGCAGTTCGGGTGGCGGGGATTTCTTGCCGATCATTAAGTTTAGCGCGAAAGATGGTTCATTTGTTCGCCAAGACCGGCACCAAGGGGCTGACGGCACTTGGGAAAAAAGCGAAAGCGAAATGGATTTGCCTTTAAAGGTTGTGATGGATATGGACGCCATTGAGGTTGGCTACATTGCGTTTACCACAACTGGGCCAGACTTTCGTATGGTGCAGGTTGGGCAGCAAATGCCACAACAGCCATCGCCGGAGCATAAAGAGGGCTTCCGGGTGCGCCTCTACAACAAAGAGATCGGTTTGCGCGAGATGTCATCATCATCAAAGATTGTTCGCAATCAGATGAACACTCTGCACGATGCCTACATCGCCGGAAAGGCAGACAACCCCGGCAAGCTGCCGGTCATTGAGATCACTGGCAGTGACCGCATCCAGATCGAAACGAAGGCGCAAGGAACGCAGACGTTTCGGTCACCCAAATGGTCAATCTCTGGCTGGATTGAGCGGCCAGAGGGCATGATCCAAGGCGCGTCAGCGCCAGCAGAACCCGCACCAGCGCAAGTTGCGCCACCTGTCCCACCCGCAGCGGCAGGCGCTGATTTGTTCTAGTGCGGTAGCGTCCCGGCAGGCTTTCCTCCCTTGTGCCTGCCGGGGCGTGTCTTTTCGGGTGGACAGGGGGAAAGGTTAGTAAGATGACAAATATATCAGCATATATAGAACAGGTGGCGCGGCACTATTTGGGTGAGCCGAATGCCAAATTGAGCAAGGGCAATGAATTGCGCTTTGGCACGCATGGCAGTATGTCGATTTCAAAAAACAAAGGAACTTTTTTTGACCATCAAAACGGCGTGGGTGGCGGCGTTATTGACTTGGTGCGGATGTTCGAGCCAGCCAGCATTAATGGCAGTCTGGGCGATGTGCTAGAGCGTAAGTTTGGCATAGCCAAGCGGGTGCAAGAGACATTGACACCGGCAAAGTATCTTAGCCGTCAGTATGATTATTATAACGAAGACGGTGAACTGGTGTATCAGGTGCAACGCTTCGAGCCTAAGACATTTCGTCAACGCCGCCCGGACGGCAATGGCGGCTGGCTATATAATATGGATGGCGTCACCCCGGTGCCATACAATCTAGCCGGGATGATACAGAACCCGGACGCGCCGGTCTTTGTGGTTGAGGGCGAGAAATGCGCTGACGCGCTGATTAAATTGGGCGTGGTTGCGACAACCAATCACGGTGGGTCAAAAAATTGGAAGCCGGATCTAAACAAGCATTTTGATGGCCGCAACGTGGTTGTAATTGAGGACAACGATGAGGCTGGCAAGGCACACGCTGATGTCGTTACAGGTCAGCTATTCCCGGTGGCGAAGCGCATCAAGCGCGTGAGCCTGCCGGGATTGGCTGACAAGGGTGATGTGTTTGACTGGTTAAAGAGCAACAGCCCGGCTGATCTGATGGCATTGGTCAAAGAGACGCCAGCCATTGAGCAGCAGCCAGAGATAATCGAGCCAGAAGATAGCCCAGACATTTACCCGCTGTATGATGAGGCATACCTGATGAATATGCCGCCAGTCGAGTGGATGATAGACGGCGTCCTAACCAAGCACGGCTTCGCGGTCATGTATGGTGCGCCGGGTACTGGTAAGTCGTTTATCGCTATTGATATGGCGTTGTGTATGGCACACGACATAGCGTGGCACGGCAGACAGACAAACGCCGGGGCTGTTCTATATATAGCCGGTGAGGGTGTTGGTGGCCTTGGCAAACGCGTCAAGGCGTGGAAACTGCACCACGGCATCGAGGGCAATGGCTCATTGAAGGTATTGCCCGTGGCTGTCGATATGATGGATCAGGAAAGCATTGAGCGGCTGCTGCGCACCATTGACAGCCTCGACACCAACTTTAGCTGTTTGGTCATTGACACAGTCGCCAGATCAATGACGGGCGAAGAGAACAGCGCAACAGATATGTCGGCGTTTATACGCGGCTGTGACGCCATCAAGCACCACACGGGCTGTGGCCTGCTGGCAATACACCACGCTGGCAAGGACGCCAGCCGTGGCATCAATAGTATGCGCGGATCAAGCGCATTGGCTGGTGCTGCCGACACTGTGTTGGCTGTTGGCAAGTCGGAAAACATCGTGGCACTCACAATGGAAAAGCAAAAAGATAGCGATCCTATGGATAAGATCACGTTTGAAATGGTCAGCATTGCTCTAATGAACGACACCAGCGTGGTTATGGAACCAATTGAGGCGCAGGGTGCAACGAAGAAACAAAGCCTGTCACCGCGCCAATATCACGCGCTGCAAGCGCTGCAAAATACGCTGATAAAGATGCAGGTTGATAGCATCGCAAGTGACGTTTGGCATGATGCGCATAGGCTCAAATCACCCGATTTAACGTCAACACAACGCAAAGATGCCCGCCAAGGGCTGCAAGATAAGGGTGTGGTCACATCCCACGAGGGTAAAGTGTGGATAAACAAGAACATAGCGTAAAATGTGGGGTCATCACCCCACACTTACCCCACACCTGGCCCACGGTGGGTGGGGTGGGGTGTTCCTTAGGAACCCACCCCCACACCCCACACCCCACAAGGAGAGATAAAAATGGCAAGAATAAGTAAACCAACAAAGCAACATTATGCGCCTAGTGAAGGTGCGATGAGGCGTATGCAAGATGCACTGCATCACTATGACCGAGAGGTTAAAGCAATAGAATTGAAATGGGGCGTGGACCGTTTGCCTTGGCTAGTGGACGAGGCACTGCGAGGTAGGTTTGAAGCGCAGATGGATAGACTGAATGAGGCCATCGACAAAATGCAAGATGTTGAGCATCAGGTGTCTGTCACATTGCGCGGTGTTGAGGCAATGGTGAATGCAGCCACAGCGGCGGGCCATAAGCCGCTGACTGGTGAGTATTGGGAAGCGCCGATGCCGCAGGGGCAGGTGTTAGCCATCACGCGAAATGAATATGAGGCTGGTAAGGTCAAGGCCGAAAACCGCAGTATGTTGGTTTATAGCATTGGTGAGATCGCTGTGATCATAGAGCAATGGCAACGCGATAAGGCGGGCCAGCTATCCAACGCCGCAAAAGAGATGTGGCCCGGTGCCACGGTTGAAAGGGTCAGCATAGCAAAAAAGGAACTGATAGATGACGACATACCATTTTAGAAAGTGGTCGGTGCTGCCGTCCAGAGCGGTTGGTGACCGGGAGTTGAAAGAGCGTGAACTGCGTGTGCTTGGTGCGCTGTGCATTTTTGCCAACAGGGCTGGCGTGTGTTGGCCTGCAATGGAAACTATTTGTGACATCACGGGCTTCAAAACGCGGCAGTCAGTGCATGACGCGCTAAAGGTGTTGAAGCGGCGCAAGTATGTGCGCAGGCTGATGCCCAAGGATTTCCAAGAGACATCGAGCGGATGGCACAGCAATCGCTATCAGGTGTTGTGGGATGGTGATGAACCGTTGCCCACATATGAAGAGATAGACATCGCCACACCATTACAGATACGCAGTGACGAAGATGAGGCAGACGCTAATGTAATAGGGGGTATGGGGGATGGAGACTTAGTCTCTCGCGCATCGGATCAGCCGGAAGCGGCGGCGATCTGCCACGCTTACCTGCGGGCCGTGCAGCAGGCGACAGGGCAGGCCCGGATGTATGACAACGAGATAGCCCAAGCCCGGCGTCTGGCTGTCGCTGGCTTCACTGCGGCTGATGTGCGGGCGGCCACGCTAAACGTGTGTGATAGAGCCATAGAGCGCAGGGCCGGGGTGCCGTCACTGTACGATGTGGCGCAGGGGATGGTGTGATGTGCAACGAACATACCGACATATGCTTTTGCACAGCGCAGGCAGGCAGGGGCGCCGGTCTGGCCGCCAGCGGAGAGGCACCCCTTGCCCCCCGCCCCTCCTCCTCTATAGGTGGGGGTGTCACACAAAATTTTCCTGCAATTCCCTGCGCCGACTGCGATGATGGTTGGATACGGGAGCCAGACGGGTATGGTTGCGTACAGTGGACATTGTGCTATCGTTGTGGTGGTGATGGGAGTATAACAAAATGACTGATAATTTTTACGAGGGTGATGGAACATTTCAGCGGCGGCTTGACAACAGCCAGTGCCCCCGTTGCAGATGCACGATCAATAGGGTACGCAGTGAGGCGCATAAGGACGAATACAAGTGTTGTGCGTGTAATTTGAAAATAGTTGATTATAAGGGTGACAACCAATGAACAGAAATGAGTTATTAGATGCAGCCAAGGCCACGGTTGCTGATCGCGGCGAGGCGTATGGCAGCGTATGGGACAATCACGAGCGCATCGCTATTATCTGGACGGCGCTTATTGGCATACAGATTGAGCCAGAACACGTTGCTATTATGATGGCCGGGCTTAAATTAGCGCGGCTGGCCGCAACGCCGGATCATCAAGATAGCTGGGTGGATCTGGCTGGTTATGCCGCAACAGGATCGGAGTGCCTTCATGTCAGACAACAAATCGCCAACGATTAGGCAACAACGCGCCGCCCTTGCCTCAAGCGATGAGGCGAGGCGCGAAGCGGTTGTGCAGGAACTAGAGGCCATTGGCGCTGGTGAGGCGACTGATGTCATTCAGTGGGACGATATGGGCCGCGTCACACTGACGCCCAGCGATCAGTTGTCGGAACGCGCCAAACGTGCAATTAAAAAGGTGAAGGTCACGCCAAACCAGTGGGGCAACACAATTGAGGTTGAGATGCATGATAAGCTGTCGGCGCTGCGTCTTTTGGCGAAGCATCGCGGCCTGCTAGAGCCGAACAGCGACAACATGAAGCCTAGTATGATTGGCATCAACATTACCGGGCCGACAACTAGCATAGTGGAGATTGATGACGATGACAGCGGAAGTGATTAATATTAAAGATTTCCAGTCAGTTCGATTTTTTAAAACGAGCGTGATTTGTGGTTGGTGTGAGAGTGACACGCATGGCCGGGTTGCTGATCGCAGTGAGGCGGTTGTTTGCCACGTTTGTGATGGCCCGATGATTGAGGTTGGTGCGGCTGATATGGACACCGTGACTACTATATTGTTTAGCCCGGATAATGACTGATGCCCAGATCACAACGTGCAACTGATAAATCCCCCCGCCGCCGCAAGCAGCCGACAACTGAGGCGCTTGCTGGTTTAAACCTTGATTTTTCGCAAAGTCCAACAGTATGGCAATTTTTACAAGACGACAGTTTCGTGCGTGGCTTGATGGGGCCGGTAGGCTCTGGCAAGACATTTGCTTCATTAGCGGAAGTGATGTTGAGGGCTGTGAAGCAGGAGCCTTCGCCGATAGATGGGATCAGATATACTCGATTTGCAGTTATCCGAAACAGTTACCCGGAACTGAGGACTACCACGATCAAGACGTGGCAAGAGATCTTCCCGGAAAATGTGTGGGGGCCGATGCGCTGGTCACCGCCGATCACGCACCACATAAAACTGCCGCCTAGAGACGGTGCCGCTGGCATCGACTGCGAGGTGATATTTCTGGCGCTAGATCAGCCCCGCGATGTGCGAAAACTTTTATCTTTGGAATTGACAGGGGGCTTCATAGATGAGGCGCGTGAGTTGCCAAAGGCGGTGGTTGACGGCCTGACATCGCGTGTCGGACGTTACCCCACCAAGGCCAATGCTGGTTGCACTTGGCGCGGCGTGTGGATGAGTACCAACCCGATGGACAGTGACCACTGGTGGCCGAACCTAGCGGAGAAAAACCCTATCAGGGGCAAGTACCCGTGGAAGTTTTACAAGCAGCCCGGCGGCGTCATTGAGGGTACGGCAGAACATGAGGGTAATATTTTTTCTGCTGGCAAGTATTGGATCAACAACCCCAAGGCTGAGAACATCAACAATCTGCCGCCGGGGTATTATGAACAGCAATTGGCTGGCAAGACTATTGATTGGATACAGTGTTACGCTGGTGCGCAGTACGTTTATGTTCAGGATGGCAAGCCGGTCTGGCCTGAGTTTTCTGATAGCGTCATGTCAGGCGATGTTGAGATAGAACCCGGCTGGCCCGTTCATATCGGCCTTGACTTTGGTTTGACCCCTGCGGCTGTGTTTGGGCAAAAAATGCAGAATGGCAAATGGAATGTTGTGCATGAACTGGTGGCGTTTGATATGGGCCTTGAGAGGTTCTGCCATCACTTGCTGGCTGATATTCAGACGATGTTTCCAAAGTCTGACGTATTGGTCTGGGGTGACCCGGCAGGCGTCAAGCGCGATGAGATATTTGAGGTGACGGCGTTTGAGCATTTAAAGACGATGGGATTACACGCGAGGCCCACTAGCACAAACGATTTTAAGGTTCGGCGCGAGGCCGGGGCAATGCCGATGAACCGCATGATTGACGGCAAGGCTGGCTTGACTGTTAGCAGCAAATGCACCCGCACCCGCAAATCGCTTGCTGGTGGCTACCACTTTAAGCGTGTTGCGGTTGGTGCCGGGTATGAGCGCTTTAGGGATGCGCCGAATAAGAATGAACACTCACACGTTGGCGATGCGTTTGGCTATTTGATGCTTGGCGCTGGCGAGGTGCGGAGCATTACGCGAAACAGCCAGTTTAGTAAACAGTTTAAGATGCTGACGGCAAATGCAGATTTCGACATCTTCTAATTGGCGTCATGGCCTTTGCAGTAATGGCGGGGTTTCTATTGTGCCGTTTCATTGGGGCCACGCCTACATGGCTGATTTGCGCCCCATAGACCGGCAGTACATTGACCTAATACCAAATTATAAACACCATTTGCAGGTGGCGGCTGCCGCCGGCATCGCTTGTACGGCGATGCTGCGCGGCAAGATTGCCTGCTGTTTTGGCGTTAATGAGTTATGGCCGGGTGTCGGCGAGGGCTGGATGTTGACAACAGACCACGTTAATACCGCGCCTGTATCACTTACTAGGGGTGCCTACCGCTATTTCAACCTGATTGCTACCGAACTGGTATTGCATAGGTTGCAGTTGACCGTGAACATGGACAATGACCTTGCCATAAGGTGGGCAGATGCGTTACAATTTGCGCCAGAAGGATTACTTAGGAATTATGGCCCTGATGGCGCTGACTATCGGATGTACGCGAGGTATTACAATTGAGCAGTTTGATTAAAACCCCAACGCCGCCCGCGCCTGATCCAGAACTGGTCGCCGCGCAAGAGCGCCAAGCGGCGATGCTTGAGGCCGAAGAAAAGCAAAAGAAAATGAAACTGGCTGCGATGATGAAATCAAAACAGTATGGCGCAAAGCGCCCATTACTTTCCACTTTGAGAAAGACGCCGGAAACCGGCATTGAAGATTCGCAAACAACACTTGGAGGTACAGATGGCTAAAGGTGCTGGTGGGCCTGCTGGAATGGGGTCTAAATCAATGGAGGGATTTGGTGGTCCATCCAAGAGCGGCCCCGGTGCTGCTGGCCCTGCTGGCATGGGTGCCAAGTCAACTGCTGGATTTGCCGGTGGTGTAGTTGGCAAGGGTGGCAAGGTTGGCGGCGGTGCTAAAAAGCAGTCCAGCCTTATTGAGAGCCTGATAGGCATTGCGACAACGCCTATTGCCATGGTGATGGCGCAGCCAATTTCTAAATTTACGCAATCACAAATAGCAAAAGTTGCAGCCCAACCCGGATCACAAAAGATTATGTTTCAAGACAAGGTTGTTGGTGTGCGTGATGAGTACGGCAGACTGACGGGCCGTGACCCATATGCAGAGCGCCCAGAAAAAGATAATGAAGATGAGATCCAAGCGGAAAAACAAAGAAAGGCTGCGGCGCTTGCACAACAAGAAATAGCAGCCCCGACTGATCTTGGTGGAAAAGAGGTTATACGCACTGCACTAGCAAAAGAAACAGAGGCGGCGCGGCGTTTAGGCAAAAGGTCGTTGTTATCTAAAATGTCTTTTTTGGGGTAACTGATGCCGTTGGCTAAAGGTAAATCTAAGAAGGCCGTCAGCAAAAACATTTCGACTTTGCGGCGCGAGGGTAGGCCACTAAAGCAGGCTATTGCTATTGCAATGCAAAAGGCTGGTAAGGAAAAGAAATATGGATAAGCAGGTCTGGGATAAAAAACGCCCAAAAGATTTGGATAAGCCCAAGCAACTTAGCCCGGCTAAAAAGCGCAACGCCATGAGGGCGGCCAAGAAGGCTGGTCGTCCATACCCTAATTTGATCGACAATATGAGGGCGGCCCGTGGCTAGTCCGGCTTGGCAGAGAT